GTAGTTCAGGAGCCACAGGCGCATCAGGAACAAGTGGTTCTAGTGGAACATCTGGTAGTTCAGGCACATCAGGCACAAGCGGTTCTAGTGGAACATCTGGTAGTTCAGGCAGTTCAGGTTCTAGTGGAACATCTGGTAGTTCAGGCAGTTCAGGTTCTAGTGGAACATCTGGTAGTTCAGGCACATCAGGCACAAGCGGTTCTAGTGGAACATCTGGTAGTTCAGGCACAGGCGCAGCAGGAACATCAGGGTCTGGTGGAACGTCTGGTAGCTCAGGAGCCACAGGCGCATCAGGAACATCAGGGTCTAGTGGAACATCTGGTAGTTCAGGCAGTTCAGGTTCTAGTGGAACGTCTGGTAGTTCAGGCGCCACAGGCGCAGCAGGAACATCAGGGTCTAGTGGAACATCTGGTAGTTCAGGCACATCAGGCGCAGCAGGAACATCAGGGTCTAGTGGAACATCTGGTAGTTCAGGCACATCAGGCACAAGCGGTTCTAGTGGAACGTCTGGTAGTTCAGGCAGTTCAGGTTCTAGTGGAACATCTGGTAGTTCAGGATCCACAGGCGCATCAGGAACATCAGGGTCTAGTGGAACATCTGGTAGTTCAGGTTCTGGTGGAACATCTGGTAGTTCAGGCACATCAGGCACAAGCGGTTCTAGTGGAACATCTGGTAGTTCAGGCGCCAGTGGCGCCGCAGGAACATCTGGTTCTAGTGGAACATCGGGCAGTTCAGGTGCCACTGGCGCTGTGGGAACATCAGGTTCTAGTGGTACGTCTGGTAGTTCAGGTAGTTCAGGTTCTAGTGGTACATCTGGTAGTTCAGGAGCCACAGGCGCATCAGGATCAAGTGGAACCTCTGGTCTTAATGTAATTATAGAAATTTATAAAACTGCAAATGCAGATTCACCACTAACAGCTGTTCAATGTACAAAAACTATTGTTAGTAATTATGGAATGACAGATGCAGATTGTACTATTACGTTACCAACTGCGGCCGAAGGATATTCTTTTATATGTATTTTGCCAGCCGTTCGCGCAAGATATTTTAGATTAACAGCAGCAGGAACAGATAAAATTTATTTACTTGGAGTAGTTGGGAGCGCAGGGGGTTATGTTGGAGTGGCAAACGGTTATGTTACAGCAACATCATGTCAAATGTTTACATTTAAAGCAAGTGATGGCGGATTTGATTGGTTTTGTGCGCCAATGATGGGAACTTGGGTTGCTGGCTAAATGGAGGAAAAAGTATGTATTTTAAAATAAACAGACCAATTACTGATAAATTTCCTAATATGGGAATGATTAATATATTTGGAGATTTTTTCTTAGAAGAAGGGGATGAAGGATTTGAGAAATATAAATCGGAACATTATATTAATATTCCGATATTACCCGACTGTGGGTATCCAAGACAAGCAGAGTTACAAAGTCAATATGAACCACCAATAGAAGAAGTATTGCTCTATGAACAATGGTTATCCGAACTTCCAAAGGAATATAAGTATAACTCTTTTTGCACCCACGCAATTCAATTTGAACCAGATGTTACAGAAGAAGAAATTTTATGGTGTTTTGAATGGGCATTAGCATTAACTCACCAAAATTATTTGATTGATGATTTATGTTGTGTAAATACTGGTAAATTAGTTAATCAAAATATTGGATATTCCGCTCACAAAGCATGGCATGAACTAATAAAACAAACACCTGAAAATGACCTCTCAGAAGAAATGTTATTAGCAAAACAGAAAATTATTGATGCGAATATCAAAATAGAAAATTTAAAAGAAGTAGACTTCACAACAGTTGAAACGATTGCTGTATATAATGTGAGGAATTAAGTATGGCATATTCAACTATTGATCTTGGCGGAAATACAGGAACTAGTGATTCTGTTACAGGCGGAGCTGTTACTTATATTGATAAAAATAACCCATCAAATGCGACAGGACTTTGTACCACATTTGTTGTTACAGTAGCAACTTCTTGTGCAAATTGTATTGTAGGTACTGCTTATGGTTCTGCATTATCGTGGACAAGTCGAGACTCTGATGTAATAGGGGCCATCGCCTCTGGTAGTCAACGAACATTTACAGGATTGACTATAAATGTTTCTACAAATGATCTCCTTGTACTATATAAAGAAAGTGGAACAATAAAACGTAATACTACTGGCGGTTTAGGGATACTATATATCATGGAAAATTCTGTTGATGGTACAGCACATACCTATACAGAGGCAGCTAGCAACATTCCTCCTTGGTATTTAACCGGTGTTACTGTCCCTGATGCACCAACTAGTTTGTTGAACGTATCGGAAACCTCCACCGACGTAAATATGCAATGGACAGCTGGTGTTGGAGAAACTACCGGGCATAAGGTATATAGAAATGGTTCAGCTTTATCAGGGACTATAACACATGGAACTATTGTATATCAAGATACAACAGGTGCAGCACCAACCATTACAGCAGCAGGAACAGCAGTAGCTTCTGATGGCACGTATTCTACCCACATAGCATTATCTGTATCTGGATATACTGTTGCTGATGGTACTACGTATACCTATACTGTGTACGCATATAATGTTGCTGGGTCAAGTGCTGCCAGCTCAGGGCTATCTCTGGGAAAAAAAGCATCAGGTTATAGTACATATCTCTGGCAAATGTCTGCAGCAGCAAGTGACGCTTCATATTCTGATGTTGCTAATTTTGAGTCTGGAAATCTTACAACCTATATTCCCCCAGTAATTACATCGGGAACACCATCTGCATCTAAGGGAATAAGATCAGAACATGTTACATTAAGTTTATCTGGGAATTCAATAGCAGATGGGCCAGTTAGATATTTTAGAAGGATATCCACACTTGCCGGATCACCAGCAACTTCAATTGCTAATTCAGGATATAGATCAGCAGCAAGTGTTACTTATCAATGGAAGAGAAGTGTTAGTGATTTAGATAGTGGCAGTGGTGTTGGCGTTGGTTTGTTAAATAGTAATTTTGAAACTTGGACATCATCTACTGCTTGTACAGATTGGTCAACACCTTTTGGTGGGACTAATCATATTGATAGAAGCTATGATGTTGTTGTAGGAACTTATTCATGTCAAGTTACAAATAGTGGAACAGGAGATACAAGAGGTGTTCGGCAATCGGGATTAACAGTAGTTCAAAATCAACTATATACAGTGGAATGTTGGGTTAAATCGGTTTCAGGAGGGACTGAATTTGAAGCATATTTGTGTGATCAAAAATTTTCAAATTCAGTTACAATTAACACATCTACATTCACATATTGCGTTTTAACTATAACCTATACAGGTGCTAACAGAAGTAGTGCTTATCTTGATCTTGGTCAATTGATAGCAAATGCTGTTTATATAATAGACAATGTATCTTTTGTTGTTGGAAACTATTTAGATATATCAGGAGCAACTACATCAAGCTATAACGACACCACATTACCAACTGGGGTAGGCAGGTATTATATATGTGTAGAAGACGCATCAGGAAGTGCACAAGTAAAAACTACCGCGACCAGCGGGTATAAAAGAGGAATTGTGTCAGTATTGATGTAAGTTTATATGGTGAAGAACATATTGTAAAATATACATAAAAATAAAGCCCTGATTGAATGATTAATCGGGGGTTTTTGTTTACATCAACAATATATAATCCTAAATAATGCTAAAATCTAGGAGATATAACTTGTTATGTTAGATTCAAAATTTTCTATGATACTTGGCCACGCACCATATCTAGGACATACAGGATATGCAAATCACGCCTGTAATTTTTTCACAACCCTCAATAAACAAATCCCCGTTAGAATAAGAAATTTCACACACACGTCAGATATATCCTATCTCACAAAACAACAAAAAGATATGGTAATCCATCAAACATGGAACGACACGCCATGGGAAATAGGCACACCATTCAATCAAACATCCAAAGACAAATTGATCAATATAATTCTAATTTACAAATAAAAATATTTATCTAAATAGATATAATGATTGGTAAATCGAGGTGCATATATGAATATAATATATTTAGTAACGAACATTGTCAATAATAAAAAATATGTAGGACAAACAATGGGAACATTAAACGAACGAAACGCGGGCATCTTTATAATGCTAAAGATGGTTGCACATATCTATTACATAAAGCAATAAGAAAATATGGTTGGGAAAATTTTACATGGGAAGTTTTGTGTGAAAATGTGCCATTAGAATTATTAGATATTCGGGAAACAATGAAAATTATTGTTGAACATACACATTGGACAGAAGGTAGAGGCTATAATATGACATGGGGTGGTGGTAGTACATTTGGTAGGCCTTGTTCAGAAAAAACAAGGAAAAAAATTAGTGCATCAAATAAAGGTAAAAAAACGGGGATTAAACATTCAAAAGACCGTTGTGAAAATATTAGTAAAGGGTTGATGGGGCATTTTGTTAGTGATTATACGAAAAAAAGAGTAAGCGAAACAAAAAAAGGTGTCCCACTAACAGACGAAGTAAAAAAGAAAATGAGTGATGCTCATAAAGGAAAAAAATTCACAGATGAACATAAGAAAAAAATTGGTGATAGTAAAATAGGAAAAAAAAGACCGGATGTATCAGAACGAAATAGAAAATATGACTATGATATGAAAAGAAAAGCAATAAAATTAAAGAAAAAAGGTAATACGCTAAAGAATATTTCAAGTATGTTGGGGATATCATACTCAACAATACAAGGATGGGTGAAAAATGAATTTTGATACAATAATAGGGCATACAAGTTTTTTGGGTCATACAGGTTATGCTAATCACTCTTGTAATTTTTTTACAACACTCAATAAAAATATACATGTTAGAATAAGAAATTTTACACATACATCGGATATATCATATTTGACACAACAACAAAAAGACATGTGTATTCATCAAACGTGGGTCGGCGAACCACATGAAATAGGAATGCCATTCCAGTACGAAAAAAATAAAAAGTATATCAATATAGTGCTTCTTGAAACCAATCATTATTATTTTTATGATAATTATGTAGGGCCTAAGATTGCGTATAATGTTTGGGAATCGGATATACAGCCCGAACAATTTTTCAACAAACTAAAAGAATTCGATCAGGTTTGGGTGCCTACTACATGGCAAAGAGATTGTACAATAAAACAAGGAATATCAGCAGATAAAGTATTTGTTGTTCCAGAAGGGGTTGATTTAGCAAGATTTCATCCAGCCGAACCAATGAAACGTGGTAAATTTCAATTTATGATATTTGGCCGATGGGATTATAGAAAATATACAAGAGAAATGGTTCAGGCCTTCAACGAAGAATTCAAAAATGACGATGTTGAATTACTATTATCTGCCGATAATCCATATCCAGTTGATACATATAATTCAACGGAAGAACGGTTGGAGAAATATGGATTACAGAATCCAAAAATCAAAATATTACATTTTCCAACTGATGAAGAATATACATATTACCTACAAACAGGAAATTGTTTATTGAGTGTGTCACGTTCCGAAGGATGGGGATTACCGTCATCAGAAAGTTTAGCGTGTGGCACGCCAACATTGATAACAGATTGGGGCGCCCCATTAGAATACGGCACAGCTACCTATAAGGTTAAAGTCAAAGAATTGAAAAAACCAGAAAATGTGTTCATGCAAAGTGATGTGCCCGGCGTATGGGCAGAACCAGATTTTGACGATATGAAGAAGCAAATGAGATACATTTATGAAAACTATGATGAATGTAAAAAATATACAATGGATAACATTGATATTATTAGGAAATTCACATGGGAAAATGCTGCAAATATTGCCATGAACATCATCAATAACATTGATGTAAGCAAATATTATCCTATAAAATTGAATGTTGGAAGTGGTGAATATCCTAAAGATGGATATGTCAACATTGACAAATATTATGATAAAGCCGATGTAATATCTGATGCCATTGCCTTACCATATGAAAACAATTCTGCCGATGAATTATTATCTTCACATATGCTAGAACATTTCAACAAATACGAAATCTCAAATGCATTGAAGGAATGGTATAGAGTTTTAAAGATAAATGGTAAAATAGAAATTGAAGTGCCAGATTTTGAATCAATACTAAAAACTTGGTTAGAATCAGACGATAAAACCGGATTTGCAATGGATACCGTTTTTGGTTTACAAACGAGGCCAGGTGAGGAACATAAATTTGGATTTACAAGCAAGATACTCAAAGAAATGTTGTTAGATATTGGATTCTTTGATATTGAAATAACAAAAACATATTCACATGCACAAGAATGCATAAAGGCAATATCGTATAAAAAAGAAATTACATACAATGATGATATATTTGTCATAGATTGTTATCCTAATACAGAAGAAAAAATGGGGTTTCTACGAGATAGTATCACACGAACAAAATTAACGGGCAAACCTATTGCCATAGTTACACACTATCCGTTACCACAAGACATCCTTGAACAAGTTGATTATGTTATATATGATAAACACAATCCATTAAGTGAAAATTATAGTTTGACCTTCTGGGCGGTTTATCCCAAAAATGTCAAAATAGTTACATCATTAAACAATCCTTATCATGGATTATGTTGTTTGACATCAATGAAAAATGCTTCAACATTTTTGAAAGACAAATATAAATTCATACATTTTATAGAGTATGACACAGAAGCAGATTTGACAGAATATTTGAAAATATCTAATTATCATAGAGCAAGAGGAAAAAAATTCATTGGATTTGATTATCATTATGTTATACATAAACAAGATGGAATAATTACAAATATATTTTCATTTGATGGTATCTGGTTTGATGAAAAAATGGTTCTATTGAGAACATGGAAGGAATATGATAAAGAATCATATGATATGTGTAGAAGGATAAACAAGGTATCTGATGTTATTCTTGAACATTGGATGTGGAATTATTTTCAAGACCGAGATATGATAAAAGATGTTCAAATTCTTTCAAAGAAGCAAAAGGATTCATTGATTCTAAGAGGCAATCTGAAAGATCAAATGGATGAAGAACCTGAAATGCATTTCAGATTATCAGAAACAGATGACCATAAACTTATTATGTTTATAATAAGAGATGATAAGATCGGCGGTTCTGCTTGGTATAAAATGACACAAGGGGATATTACATATAGTGGGTCGGTTTTTCACGGCAAAATAGAACACCATATCTTTGAAAAACAAGGAACAATAAAGGTTGAAACGGAAAATTTCAACAAAGAATTTATAATTGAATCTGATAAAATATATAAAGATACAATCTTTAGATTCTTTGATGACCGTGTAAAATGTATTGAATGGGCAAAAGAATATAATGAAGATTTTATGTCACATAAAGACCGTTTGAAAACAGGAGATCAAGTCAAATATACATTTAGAGATGGGGCAAAAATCGAAATCTTAGGCAATTCAAACGCACAATATGATATAGAATTTATAAATCGTGATACAAATCTTACCGTATATAAATCACATATATCTTCCAATAGTTGGTCAAGTCCTTCGCCTAATTATTATGTCAATTGGGATATTATTGTCAGAGAAAATGGCGAACAAGTTGACAAATATGAATTTGATGTAACAGGGAAAAATGTTCTTATTCAATTAGACAGTAGCGCCATAGGTGATACGATATCATGGGTTCCATATATTGACGAATTTAGAAAAAAATATAATTGTAATGTATATGGTAGAACATTCCATAATAAGTTATTCAGAGATGTATATCCTGATGTCAATTGGATTGAACCAGGCAAAGAACCAATCAATGAAATATATGCTTATTATAATGTTGGTTGTCGAGATAATGATTACAATTCAAATAAAAATAATTGGAGAAGCATTCCATTACAAAAGGTGGCTGCTGACTATCTAGGTCTTGATTATAAAGAAATTAGACCAAAAGTTGCTAAACCTAATAAGGATAGACCTATCAAAGAAAAATATGTTTGTATTAGTGAACATTCAACCTTTCAATGCAAATATTGGTTACATAAAAATGGATGGCAAATGATAGTTGATTACCTAAAAGCTAGAGGATATAAGGTAATGGTTATCAGCAAAGAAAAAACATCGCTGACAGGTATTATAAATAAAACGAATAAATCTTTTGATGAATCTATAAATAATATACAACATGCTGATTTATTTCTTGGTGTTAGTTCAGGGCCAAGTTGGTTGGCATGGGCTTTAGATGTACCTGTCGTATTGATTTCTGGTTATAGCGCAAAATGGGGCGAATTCCAAGATAATTGTGCTAGAATAATATCACCTGATGATAAATGCGGTGGTTGTTTCAATGACAGAGAGGCCATTTTAGATCGTGGCAATTGGGATTGGTGCCCGCGATCAAAGAACTTTGAATGCACAACATCAATCACACCGGAAATGGTAATAACAGGAATAAACAAATTTTTATAAATAACACTTATAAGAATATAACCGAGGTGCAATAAATTATGGAAATATATACCAATATTGATTTAAAAAGTTCAATAAAAATTGAAGACTTAGAAGAAATACCGTCATTTGTATCAGAAAGGGATGCAAGGCGTCTTATATATGTCAATGGTAAATTTTATTATGGAAGCACATCAACATGGAATGATGTTGCAGATACAGCAACAGTTACGGCATCAGCAGACGGTCTTGTGCCTACATTGCCAAACGATGCTTTAAAATTTCTTAACGGATTTGGTGTGTGGGAAATTCCTCTTATAGATGAATCAATTTTGACGCAAGCCAGAACACCAATAACAGACGCTAATCACGATTTTACAATTGGAACCATATTATATGACACAGGAACAACGTATGATAGGGCGGTTGCATCAGCAGTCGCCATGGCAGAGGTCATTGGTGTTGTTTCAAGTATAACGGATACCGGATATATTATAACACATTGTGGTACGATTGACCATTTGAGTTCGTTGATAAAAGGAACAACATATTTTCTATCGGATAGTGTGCCGGGATCATTGACAAATATTGCACCTGTAACGGTTGGTAATATTTCTAAACCTTTATTGATTGCAACATCAGCAACATCTGGTTATTTTCAAATTTGGAGAGGATCTATAGTACCTGAATCAGATACAGGGGTTCGTATTCCAGTAGGAACAATTATTGCTTGGCCAACAGAAACACCGCCAGATGGATATTTGATATGTGATGGTTCTGAAAAATCAAGAACAACATATAATGAATTATATGGCATAATAGGAACTATATATGGTACAGGCACAGGAACATTCAAACTTCCTGATTATAGAGGACGTTTTTTACGTGCTTTTGATTCAACAGCCAATCGTGATCCTGATAGATTATTGAGAGGAAACAGAGGCGATGGATTGACAGGAAACAACATAGGAACTACACAAGAAAGTGCTTTTGAACAACATTCGCATTATTATAATGCTTTGCCGGGAGTATCAAATTTCAGTGCTGGTGGTATAGCATCAAAATCTGGAATTGCCGCTCCAGTACAAACAGCTGGAGCAGGAATAGCCACGGAAACTAGACCAAAAAATATAACTGTTTTGTATTGTATCAAATATTAAGAGGTAATCAATATGTATCTATCTAAACAAAGTATTGTATATCATTATCATCATATAACACATGAATTTTTATTTGAATCGAATGCTCCTCTTGATCCATTAGAAACAAAATTTCATGGCGTAAATATGTATTCTAAACCAGCAAATTCAACTTTTTTGAAACCACCGGCCATTACTAAAAATGAAATTGTAATATTTGAAAATAATAAGTGGGTTGTAAAAAAAGATACAAGAGAAACAGTCGTTTATAAAAAAAAGGACGACATTGAAAATATAAATAATATAAAATATCATGATATTGTAGTAAAAACCAAGGAAGATGTTGATGTTATTACATCTTCATTGATAAAAATGTTAGGGGAAGACAAAGCTAAAACAGAAAAAATGATAGCCGGTACTAAACCATGTGAAAGTTGGAAAATGTTTGTAAAAAATAGAAAGCAATTATTAGAAGAAGGACAAAAATTCATATCATTACATAATATAGTGTAATAATAGGAGCAAACATGAGTAATAGTGTATTAGTTGTCGGCGATTCCGGCCCACAAGGATATCAAGGCCCTATAGGCCCACAAGGATATCAAGGACATCAAGGTAATGCCGGCATCCAAGGCCCACAGGGCATTGTTGGCCCACAAGGAAATCAGGGAGTGCCTGGTGATGGTAATCAAGGATTCCAAGGAAACCAAGGTATGCAAGGAACACAAGGCGGCCAAGGTAGACAAGGATTCCAAGGCGATGCTGGTGTTGGTTATCAAGGATTCCAAGGAAATCAGGGAATGCAGGGCACGCAGGGCGGCCAAGGCAGACAAGGATTCCAAGGTGATATAGGTATTGGCGTGCAGGGATCAACCGGAGCTACCGGAGCACAAGGTAATCAAGGTAGACAAGGATATCAAGGTGACGTTGGTGCTGGGTATCAGGGATTCCAAGGTATAACTGGCGCACAAGGAACACAAGGAACACAAGGTAGACAGGGATATCAAGGTGATATAGGTATCGGTGTACAAGGGTCAGCAGGAGCAACCGGATCACAGGGCAATGATGGATATCAAGGCGCCCAAGGTAGTGAAGGCGATCAAGGTGTTCGTGGCGATACGGGATTCCAAGGAAATCAAGGAACACAAGGCAGACAGGGGTATCAAGGTGATACTGGCGTTGGTGTTCAAGGGGCGGCAGGCGTCACAGGTGCACAAGGCGATTATGGATATCAGGGAGCACAAGGTAGTGAGGGTGTTCGGGGTGTTCGTGGCGATACGGGATTCCAAGGAAATCAAGGAACACAAGGCAGACAAGGGTTCCAAGGTGATACTGGTGTTGGTGTTCAAGGTGCAACAGGTGTAACAGGCGCACAAGGGAATACAGGATATCAGGGAGCACAGGGCAGTGAAGGTGTACAAGGACTAAAAGGCGATACTGGTTTCCAAGGAAATCAAGGAACACAAGGCAGACAGGGGTATCAAGGCGATACTGGTGTTGGTGTTCAAGGTGCAACAGGAGCAACAGGCGCTCAAGGTGCTACAGGATATCAAGGCGCTCAGGGTAACGTTGGCAATCAAGGATTAAAAGGCGATACAGGCTTCCAAGGAAATCAAGGCGTACAAGGCACACAAGGTCAGGTCGGCAGTCAAGGAAATATTGGGGCACAAGGATCTGTTGGTCAAACAGGAGCGCAAGGAACACAAGGCAGACAGGGGTATCAAGGTGATACTGGCGTTGGCGTACAAGGTGCATCAGGAGCAACAGGCGCTCAAGGTGCTACAGGATATCAAGGAGCACAAGGCAGTGTTGGTAATCAAGGTCTAAAAGGCGATACTGGCAGTCAAGGGGTACAAGGCGTCACAGGAACAACAGGGTCACAGGGCACAACAGGTGCTCAAGGTGCCCAAGGTAGCATCGGAACAACCGGCGCACAAGGAGCACAAGGCAGACAAGGATTCCAAGGCGATACAGGCGTTGGCGTACAAGGTGCAACCGGATCAACAGGGGCACAAGGCGCTACAGGTTATCAAGGCACCCAAGGCAGTGAAGGTATACAAGGACTAAAAGGCGACACTGGCAATCAAGGCGCACAAGGCGTACAAGGACTAAAAGGCGATACTGGCAATCAAGGCGCACAAGGTACACAAGGAAATATTGGAAATCAAGGAACACAAGGTCAGGCCGGTGTTGGTGTAACATGGAAGGATGATTGGATAAGCGGTAGTAATTATTCTGCTGCTGATGCTGTTACACATTCTGGTAGTTGTTATATTTGTATCTTAGCAATATCAAATTCTCTAACAGCGCCTGATTCTGATACAACCCATTTTAGTGTGTTTGCATTATCAGGATCGCAAGGCGCAAAGGGGTCTACTGGCTCGCAGGGTGTAACCGGAGCACAAGGATCAACAGGCGTAACGGGCGCTCAAGGCCCAGCTGGTGTACAAGGAACACAAGGAGCCGTTGGTGCAACAGGCAACACAGGAGCACAAGGAGCAACAGGAAATCAGGGGCAAACAGGTTCACAAGGTGCCACGGGTTCAACTGGATCACAAGGTTCACAAGGAAACATCGGTTCACAAGGTGCAACAGGCACAACAGGGTCACAAGGTGCAACAGGAGCACAAGGTGCAACAGGAACACAAGGAACACAAGGGTCGCAAGGCGAAATAGGAAATACTGGCGCACGTGGTGCCGCAGGGGTACAAGGGGCAGCAGGCGCCACAGGAAACACTGGCGCACAGGGCGCCACAGGAAATCAAGGACAAACGGGATCGCAAGGAGCAACTGGTTCCGCCGGAGCACAAGGCCCACAAGGAAATATTGGTAGTCAGGGTAATACTGGCCCAACAGGAGCACAAGGAGCAACAGGATCACAAGGTGTTGTAGGAGCACAAGGCGCCGTTGGTAGTCAGGGGGCAGTTGGTACAACTGGATCGCAAGGAATAACAGGAGCGCAAGGTGGTACAGGAGCAACGGGTAATACAGGCGCGCAAGGAACAACAGGAAATCAGGGACAAACAGGATCACAAGGTGCCACAGGCTCAACTGGAGCACAAGGCCCACAAGGAAATATTGGTTCACAAGGAAACACTGGCCCAACAGGGTCACAAGGAGCAACAGGAGCACAAGGCGCTGTTGGTGCAACAGGCAACACAGGATCACAAGGAGCAACAGGAAATCAGGGCCAAACAGGATCACAAGGTGCCACAGGCTCAACTGGAGCACAAGGCCCACAAGGAAATATTGGTTCACAAGGAAACACTGGCCCAACAGGGTCACAAGGAGCAACAGGAGCACAAGGCGCTGTTGGTGCAACAGGCAACACAGGATCACAAGGAG